AAAAAACTACCAAAGAAACTTCAACAAGCAATATTGAAGAGACAAAGAGGTGGTTAATCCCATAATACAGGAGAATCATGATAGATTTTATCAAAGTTAAATTAATCCAGTTCTGGAATATCCTTAGTGGTAAAGACAAGAACTGGGACGGTCAAGTCGACATAAAAGACAAAATGATAGAAGCTGAACAAAAAGTAGGCGACTAGAAAAACACTAGTTATGAAAAAAGAAGGTTTTATAACGGATCTGAAAAAGCTCTCACGACTTTTAGATGGAGTCACAGATAGGACTCACACTTACATTAAAGAGAACAGAAAAGTCAGAAAACTAATAGACCTTCGTCCTACCATACATAATAAAACTCGATTAAAAAATGAAATCGAAAAAGCAACGCACTACAATAAAGTGCAAGAAAATTAGGAGAAACAATGAGATTTAGACTAGAAGGCGCTTCAGCGGCATCAGGAACCAGCGTAGGAGCTGCAAGTACTGTTTCAGACGCTACAGAAGTATTAGCCGTAAACACACATACTGCTGCAGTTTTAGTAACATTAGCAAATAGTGCAGATGCAACCATGGGTAGTTTTAATTTACCTAGTGGAGACTCTGCAATTTTAGTAAAAAGTAGTAGTGACCAAGTATTTGCAGGACATGTAGGAGTTACACTATCCCCAATAAATACAAGGGTTTAATATTAAAATGCAAGAAAATAAAAACCAAATAGATTTAAGACTTGTATGGCTCGACGAAGCTGCGATAACAAGTGGAAAAGTGGTGGATAAAATTTCAGCAAAAGAAGTTCTCGGGCATAAGCTAACGCCTGTAGAAACTGAGTACGCCAAAGTTTGTGGCGCGTACCTCTATCTTCTAAAGTTAGCTAAAGATAGCAACTTGCTAATGGAAAAAGACGAAATATTAACTAGATACGAGACTATACATTGATTGAAATAAGTAGAAAAGATGTAGAATCAGACTATCTAATGAACTTCGATTCCGAAGATAGATTCATTAAACTTCCCATACATGGCTACATGGATTTATTAGGTATTGAACCTAATAGTAGTCAAGCAGCAATAATAAATGCTATCAATAATCCAAAGTATAGATTTGTCTGCGCCGCTATCGCTAGAAGGCAAGGCAAAACTTACATATCAAATATAATAGGACAGTTAGTGTGTCTAGTACCTAACAGTCATGTACTATTAATGTCACCAAATTACTCATTATCACAAATATCTTTTGACTTACAAAGAAACTTAATTAAGCATTTCGATTTAGAAGTATTAAGAGATAATGCTAAAGATAAAGTAATTGAACTAAGTAACAACTCTACCATAAGAATGGGTTCTATAAATCAAGTGGACTCAGTAGTGGGTAGAAGCTACGATTTAATAATTTTTGATGAAGCGGCATTGACAGACGGCCGCGATGCCTTCAATGTCGCGCTTCGTCCTACACTAGACAAAGACAACTCAAAAGCAATATTTATATCTACTCCAAGGGGTAGAAATAATTACTTTGCAGAGTTTTACTACAGAGGATATAATAATGAATTTCCAGAGTGGGCTAGTATAAAAGCAACTTGGCATGAAAATCCTCGTGTATCTGAAGAAGATATTTCAGAAGCTAAAAAGACGATGTCTGAACAAGAGTTTGCTCAAGAGTATCTTGCAGACTTTAATGTTTATGAAGGACAGATATGGTCGTTCAATTATGAACAGTGTGTCGCTGATCTTAGTCAGTTTGATACTCGTAAGATGGACGTATTTGCTGGTCTCGATGTGGGTTACAAAGATCCTACAGCATTTTGTGTTATAGCATACGATTGGGACGAAAAAAAGTTTTATTTAGTTGATGAATATTTAGACGCAGAAAGAACAACCGAACAACACGCAGTAGAAATAAACAAATTAATACAAAAATGGGATATAGATTTTATCTATATAGATTCTGCTGCACAGCAAACTCGATTTGATTTTGCACAAAATTATGATATAACAACCATAAATGCTAAGAAGTCAGTATTAGATGGTATAGGTCATGTGGCAAGCATAGTTGATAATGACGATCTCATAGTAGATCAACAATGTCAGCAGGCTATATCTTGTTTAGACCAGTACCAGTGGGATCCAAACCCTAATCTGATGAAAGAGAGACCAAAACATGATGGAGCATCGCACATGGCAGATGCAATAAGATATGCACTATATACATTTGAAACCACAGCCACCTCGTTCTAATAATACCTGTCAAAAATATATCTTGACATTTGGTGTAGAATTAGGTATAATTCATATTAAGAGTTAGATATGAAATTTAAGAGAGATTTAGTTAAATACGTACGAGATAAGGCTAAATCACAATATAAGAAAGGAAGCGAATGTTATATTTGCGGCAAAACTGACGAATTAGATTTTCATCATTTTTACGGATTGACCGAATTGCTAGAGACTTGGCTAAACACGAAAAATATAATAATTGAAACTGAACAAGATATCCTAGATATTCGTGAACAATTCATTGATGAAAACCGTGAAAAAGTGTACACTAAGACGGTAACCCTCTGCCATCAGCACCATTTACGACTTCACTCAATTTATGGTAAGCGACCCAAATTGATACACGCAGAGAAACAACAACGATGGGTCGAGAAAATGAGAAAGAAACACAATGGCATGGTATGACAGATTTTTAGGTATTAACAGAGAAGAGAAGCTAAACCCTTCTCAGTTTGTTATTGCCCGTAACGAAGGCTCTGATATAAGCTCTCGTGAAGTAATACATAATTACAGAAACGCTTATGAGCAACTAGAAGTTGTAAACAGAGCAGTAAATATGGTTGTAGATGATGTTTCCGAAATACCTTTTACGGTTGGAGACAAAAGACCTGGTACTAGTGATATAGTAAAAAACATTAGAAAGAGTAGAGTAGATTTACTACTAAATATTGAACCAAACCCATTTCAAGATGTAAGTACATTTAAAAGAAATCTGATAATTGACTTACTAATTGATGGTAATATATTCATATACTTTGATGGTGTTCATTTATATCATTTACCAGCAGAAAAAGTTACAATACATACAGACGATAGAACATATATAGAAAAATATACATTTGATAGTAATATTGATTACAGTATAAATGAAATTATACACATCAAAGAAAACAGTTTTAATTCTATATATCGTGGAGTTCCAAGATTAAAACCTGCATTTAGAACTATGCAGCTTCTTGGAAGCATGAGAAAGTTTCAAGATAACTTTTTCAAAAATGGAGCAGTCCCAGGACTAGTAATTAAAAGTCCTAACACTCTTTCTGAAAAGATAAAAGAAAGAATGTTACAGGCTTGGAGCGCTAGATATAATCCTAATACTGGAGGCAGAAGACCTCTCATTTTAGATGGTGGGTTAGAAGTAACAGGACTGACAGAAGTTAATTTTAAAGAGTTAGATTTTCAAGACTCTATAAGAGCAAACGAAAAAGTAATATTAGAAGCTATTGGCATACCACCTATTCTAATGGATAGTGGAAATAATGCTAATATAAGACCAAACCATAGGCTATATTATTTAGAAACTATACTACCTATAGTAAGAAAAATATCCTATGCGTTTGAGAGATTTTTTGGGTTTACTCTGGCTGAAGATGTAACAGGAATACCTGCATTACAACCAGAATTAAGAGATCAAGCAGCATACTATGCTACACTCGTGAATACAGGAATCATGAGTGCTAACGAAGCTAGAGAAGCGCTTGGTAAAGAACCTATAGAAGGATACGATGAACCAAGAATTCCTGTAAATTTAGCAGGTTCATCAGTAAATCCAGAGGAGGGAGGACGACCTTCAGAAAGTCCTTCTATTGAAGAGGATAATTAAAAATGACTAAAAACATGATGTTAAAAGCTTTGCAAGATTTCTTCGTTGAGAAGAAAGTTGAGACTATGTCTCTTGTAGAGTACAAAGGTTACGGTAGTGACGTTCCAGTTAAAGATTATTTGCTTAGAAGAGCATTTGGATCCTGGAGTAGAGTACTAAACGTAGCAAAACACAGACATCCGATTGAAGTTCCTGTTGTCGAGGCTCCTGTTGTTGAGGAAAAGGTTGTTGAAAAAGCACCTGCTCCAAAACCAAAGGCTAAGAAAGAGGTAAGTAAAGATGTCGAATAAAACTAAAATTTTTCACTGGACTAATACATTCAAAACTTTGGGTGAAACCGAAGATGGTGGCGTTGATATTAAAGGCTCTGCAAGTACAAATGCACTAGATAGAGCTGGGGATATAATCGAAGCAAATGCTTGGACAAAAGGTGGATTGGATAACTTTAGAGGTAA